CAGAAGTAAATGCTGAAGAATATTTAAAACATTGTGCTGAATTAGGTATTGTGATGTCCGGCGATATAAATGTTAAATTAAATGGACCTAAAGGAGAATTTTTAAAAATGGAATTTGCTGGACTAGAAACTGCTCAGAGTGATTGTGGTACTTTTATACCAATACCGAATATTAATAAGTGTATAGCTAATTTACAAGTAAGAGAGAAAAGTATGGGTCCTTTACAAATAATGCAAAAATTTGATGGAGCAATTAGAACATTTGCTGCTTTTCCTCAATTAGCAAAGAGTTTTGAAGCAATAAGAAATGAAATGGCTAGTGTATTTCATATATATCCTGGAGGTTTAAATATCATATCAGGATTTCAAAGTTATGAAGTTATTGCTTTATCATTATTTTATATAAATGAATCGGATGGAGGTGCCTTAAATGTTAATAGTCCGATAAAATGTAAAGAACCGCTTATGCCAATAACTTTTAAATATCACGGAAATTATTGTGGTCCAGGATACGGAGACGAAACATATCAGAAAGAAGGAGTTGATAAGTTAGATAAACAGTGTAAAGAACACGATTTAGCTTACGATACATACGACGCTGATTTATATTACGCCGACAAAAAACTAGCTCACGATAGTGAAGATAAATTAGTTAGTTATTATTTTACGTTACAAGCAGAACTTAGAAAATTAGGAATAATGACAAGAAGAAATAAAGGAGGAAAAAGAAATGCTCAAATTCAAAAACATATTGCCACAACTGAGAAAAAGTTGGCCGAAGTTGAAAGAAAACTTCCGAATGTTGGGAGACGCATTGGCTTTAGAAAACGTGGTTTTAAACCAAGAAGAAATTTTAGATTACCACGACGTGGTTCAGGTGCAAACCCAGTCTCCAAGCCCACAAGAATAAAGAAAGCATTTTTGAATCAGAGAACAAAAGGTGGAAATGAAATAGTTCTTACAGGAAGAGATTACTTAACTACTATATCACCCCTTCTAACAACTAATATTGGTGATGTTTTGTATTCTTTCCAAGTACGAATGGATAGTTTGCC